AGTGACGAGGACTGCCTGGAGGCAATCAGGATGATCCAGGCGGCAGTGAGAGAGGACAGGGGATGAGCGAGCACGAGTTCAAGTTCGCCAAGGACGCCACCTTCGGAGAGATACTCGGCCCGGTGGTCGAGATCGCCAAGGCGGGCAACCGGGAGATGGCGGCTGAGTACATCCGGGCCTATCGGAAGCACCTGGTGGAGCACTGGGACAAGACACCCGAGGAGGCCAACAAGACAATCGCCGCCAACGTGGGCTACTGGGGTGGCTACTACGGAAGCGACGTACGCCGGGCCATCGAGGACGTGTTCGGGGCGATGCACCCCATCTTCGGACCGGTGAGCCGGTAATAGTCGAATAGCCCCCACCACCTCCATCACCCTCTACACTCAATCCCCTAGAGCCTCTCGAAGGCCATGGACCTCAATCAAGGACGCCCATGGCCGACGACGACAAGCCCCGCACACCTCGCAAGGTTCGGGTCCAGATGAACGAGTTGGGGCGCACCGGCCTCAAGCACTTCTCTGGCACCGTCTATGAGGAATTCCTCCCCCAACTCCAGGGCCTGCGAGGCATGCAGGTCTACCGGGAGATGCGGGAGAACTCGGCTCCCATCGGCGCCATGTTCTTCGCCATCGAGTCGCTCCTGCGCTCGGTCGACTGGTCGGTGGAGCCGGTCTCGGAGAAGCGCAAGCACATCGAGGCTGCCGACTTCATCGAGGAGTGCATGGAGGACATGTCGCACACCTGGGAGGACTTCGTCTCCGAGATCCTCTCCATGCTGGTGTTCGGGTGGAGCTACTTCGAGATCGTCTACAAGAGGCGCAAGGGGATAAAGGCCACCCCAGTATCCAAGTTTGACGACGGCAAGGTGGGGTGGCGTAAGTTCGCCATTAGGGCACAAGACACGCTCTACCACTGGGAGATGGACGACACGGGCGGCATCAAGGGGATGTGGCAATACCCGACTCCATCGACGCCTTATAACGCTCGATCGAACGTGACGGTGTTGATCCCCATCGAGAAGGGATTGTTGTTCAGAACGACCTCGACCAAGGGCAACCCCGAGGGCCGGTCGATGTTGAGGAATGCGTATCGACCGTGGTACTTCTCTAAGCGCATCGAGGAGATCGAAGCGATTGGTATCGAGAGGGACCTGGCGGGGATGCCGATCGCCAAGGTGCCTATCGAGTTGCTGGCCACCGACCGGACCCCCGAGCAGACCCAGACCTACGAGTACATCCGGGACATCGTCACTCGGGTTAAGCAGGATGAGCAGGGCGGAATCATCTGGCCCAAGGTGACCGATGAAGAGGGCAACGACATGTACGAGTTCGACCTCATCAGCGCCGGGAGCGCCAAGAGGTTTGACACCGGCGAGGTCATCCAGCGGTACATGCAACAGCAGGTCATGACGGTGCTGGCCGACTTCATCCTCCTGGGCCACGAGAACGTGGGATCGTTCGCCCTGTCGAGCGACAAGACCGAGATTTTCGCCGTGGCCCTGGGGGCGTGGCTGGACATGATCGAGAGCGTCATCAACCGTCACGCCATTCCACGGCTGATGGAGTTCAACACGTTCAGCACGGACGACGGCTACCCCCAGGTGAGGCATGGGGACATCGAGAAGCCCGACATCCAGCAGCTTGGCGCCTTCCTTACCTCCATCGCCGGAGCGGGAGCACCTCTGTTCCCCGACCTGGTGCTGGAGAACCGGTTGCGGGAGATGGCCGACCTGCCGCCTGTGGACGAGGAGGAGCGAGAGAAGCTGTTGAACGAGCAAGCCATGATGGGCGCCCAGCAGAACGCCATGGGGATGATGCTGGGGGGAGCGGGGGGACCGGCGAATCCGATGGCCCGCCCCAAGCCCGGTGGGGGGCAGCCAGGTGGAGGACAACAGGGGAACGGGCTGGCCCAACAGCAGCGGCCGCTCTCTCCCCGCCCTGACGACCTGAATGCGCCGGTGAAGAAGGATTGGTCCGATTGGGCTGAGATAGCCAAGGAGGCCAAGGAGGGAAACGGGAAGAGATCGTCAGGGACCTCGGCACTCCGGCCCCGTTACTTCGACGGGACTCGCTGGAAGCCGGTCTACGGGCGACACCACTTCCTCAAGAGCCGAGAGTAAGCCATTCAGGAGGGATGGAGTGTGGAAGTGTGGACTCTGGCGCAAGTTACGTCTACAGACCCTCTGGTGGCGCTCCTCCAATATGGCGTCATCGGCATCGTTCTGGTGGCGGTATTTGCCGGGCAGCTTTGGGTCAAGCCCAGTGTGGTGAAGATGGAGCAGAGCTACGACCGAGAGATATCAGGTCTCAAAGAGGACAACAGTCGACTTCGCCAAGAGCGAGCGCAGCTACAGAAGCTCTTAATGCAAGAGGCCTCAGCAATCTCCACTCAACTACAACGACTTACTGAACTCCAACAAGAGGACCATGACGTCCTGGAGGCCATCTCGATCAAGGTGAGTCAGCTATGAAGGGTCGAAGCCGCATTGCCTTGGGATCGGTATTGCTGGCGATCTTCGTGTTCGTGTTCCTCTACGACCGCTTCGCCATCCAACGTCAGCTTGAAGCCAATGAGGAGACGATGAACGCCCAAGAGGTCTACATCGCTGAGCTAGCCCAGGTGATCCAAAGCGACCCAGACGTCACGCTGCCGCCGCCACCGAAGGCTATCGAGGGGACACCGGGGGTACCGGGACTATCGACCTATGACATTGCCGTGGCGAACGGGTTCGAGGGTACGGAAGAGGAATGGCTGGAGTCTCTGGAAGGTCCACAAGGCCCAGTTGGGTTGGCGCCGACGTCGTTTCAGGTGGCAACCGCCGTGGCCAACTACTGCCTGGTCGAGGATCAGTGTCGAGGAGAGCAGGGTGAGGATGGCAGGGCGCCCACCTCGACCGAGATCGCCCTAGCGGTGGTTGACTACTGCTCGATCGGAGAGCAGTGTGTGGGGATTCAGGGGGTACGGGGGGAACCGGGTCGTGATCCCACTGTCGAGGAGATCGCCCAGGCGATAGAGGACTTCTGTGAGGCTCGTGGCGACTGTATCGGCCCGACAGGCGAGCCGGGAGCTACGGGGGCTGAGGGGCCAGCGGGACGGGCACCTACTACCGAGGAGATTGCGGCGGCGGTAGCGGCCTTCTGTGCGGAAAGGGACGACTGTATCGGGCCGATAGGTCCGCAGGGAGAGCAGGGAGAGCAGGGAGAGACCGGAGCGAGGGGGGCGACGGGGGCGACGGGGGCGACTGGGCCACAAGGTGAGCCGGGGGTCTCAGCCTTCCCGTTCACGTTTCGTTTCCTGATCGAGTTCAGTCAGGGCCGGGAGTTCTTGGTCTCTTGCTCGGTGACCAGTCGCACCGCATCGTCGTGTGCGGTGGAGCCACAGTGAGGTCGGCTAGGACTGGGTGAAGTCGAGGACCACGGCGCAGCGACAGCGGACGTGGAGCGGGGGGTGAGGGACGACCTCGACCTCACGGCGGGGAGCAAGGATGCCGTCGAAGGACTCGCCTCGCTTGGTGAAGCGGCCATAGGCATCACGGCGTTGAGCACGAGGATTGGGCTTGAGGGGACGGCCGACACGGGCTGAGCCGGGGCCACGAGCCTCTGGCTTGCCGTCGGGGAACCCACGGTGGGACGAGACGTACATCTCCCCCGAGCGGACCCGCTTGCCGTCCATGGGAGCACAGAACTCGCACAGACGATCGTCAGGGGTGGTGATCCAGCGCATCCATACGCCATGAGGGAGAAGCCCCTCCTCGATCATCTGGTTCCAGGCCTCTACCTGTCCGGCAATGGTGGCTCGGAGGGTTTCGGTACGGGAGATGGCCTCGGCCCGGTGGGCAAGGAGACGGCGGGCGTAGGTGTTGGCGTTGTAGGCAATGACCCGATCGGGGTGGCCCTGGGCCTGGAGTTCGGCGACGAAGCGACCGACAGCGGCAGAGTGGGCGGGGATGAGGCCGATGTGGGAGCGGATCATGCGGGCGGCGGCACGGGCGCCGATGCCCTCGGTGTAGCCGTGGAGGACGACCTGGCGGATGGAGTGG